TGCCAGCAGGAAAAGGAACTTACGGCACAAAAAAAGGAAGACCACCAGTACCTAAGAAGAAAAAAATAAAAGGTAAATAAATGGGTGTACAAATCACAAGAAATTTCTCTGAAGCTGAATTTGCTTGCAAATGTGGATGTGGTTTGAAGGACATTAGTGTTAAACTAGTTGAGGATTTACAGATAACAAGATCAGAGTATGGTTGTCCAATGACGGTCACAAGTGGGGTAAGATGTCCTACTTGGAATAAGGCTTCTGGTGGATCTGAAAATTCTTCGCATCTAACTGGTTTAGCTGTTGATATAGCAATGGATGATGCAGTCTTAAGACACCGATTGATACGTACAATTTTAGAGATGGGATGGATGCGTGTAGGAATAGCGAAATCTTTTATCCATCTTGACATAGATTACAAAAAAACTAACCCTGTTATTTGGACATACTAATATGGCTTCCAAAGTAGACATAGCAAATGAAGCCCTGTTAATGCTAGGGGCAAACTCTATTACAAGTTTTACAGATAATGATTCTAATGCGGTGCTTGTTAATCGTTTCTTTGATGGTGAAAGAGATGCAGTATTACGAAGTCATCGCTGGAACTGCGCTATAACCACAGCGAATCTAGCATCACTAGCGACTGCACCAATTATAGATTGGGCTTTTAAATTTACCCTACCCACCGATCCCTATTGCTTACGTATACTAGATGTAAGAACGGTATCTGGTGATATCAAATTAGACCACGCAATACAAGGCAGAGAACTTCTAACGGAAGAATCAACGGTAGATATAACCTATATTCAACGATTAGAAGACGCTACATTGTTTGATGCTCTACTCCATCAAGCTATTGTTTTTAGAATAGCATGGAAACTTGCATACCCTATTACACGATCACATACAGTTATGTCTCAGATGGGAGCAATGTTTGAATCAATAGTAAGAGAAGCTAGGACAATTGATTCACAGGAAGGAACCCCAGAAACGATTGTAACAGACGCACTCACAGACTTACGATTGAGATAAATGGCTAAAGTATTCCCGATACAAACTAACTTTACAGCAGGTCAGTTATCACCACGTCTGCATGGTAGAGTTGACATAAATAAATACAACAACGGACTGAAGACACAGAAAAATGCCTACAGCTTACCGCATGGTGGTGTTGTGCGTAGAGGTGGTTTCCACTATGTAGCAGGAGTCAAAGGAATCCCTAGTGGTTCTGAATTAGTAGCTAATGGCACATTCGCATCTAATATTACAGGTTGGACAGATAAGACTGTAGGATCTGGTAGTTCGATAGCACACTCTACGAATTTAATGAATATAGTATCTGTCGATGCTAGTAATTATGGTTGGGCAGAAGATGAAATAGTTACAGTAGCTGGCAAGTTATATGTACTGAGTTTTACTATTGGGACAGGTGCGGTCAGCGTTCAAATTGGAACAACTACTGGTGCTGTCGATATATTAGCCTCAACATCTTACTCCGTAGCTACTCATACTATAGAGTTTACTGCTCTTAGCACAGCAACTTTTATTGGCTTTAAACATATTTTAGGTGCTACACATACTGTCGATGAAGTGTCAGTTAAGATTGCTACCCAAGACGCAAAAATACGTTTAGCTAGATTTGAATTTAGTGTTACCCAAGCCTATATCCTAGAGTTTGGTAACTTATATATAAGATTTTATAAAGATAACGGTCAAATACAAACTGGTGGTGATGTAGTAGAGGTTGTAACTCCGTACACAACGGCACAAGTATCTGACTTATATCTTGCTCAATCTGCTGATACGCTGTATATAGCTCATCCTTCTCATGCCCCACGTAAACTAACAAGAACTAGCCATGTATCATGGACTCTAGCTACTATATCATTTGCGTCTGCTCCTTCTAATTTTGTAGGTGGCGCAGGTGAATATCCTAGATCGGTTACATTTTTTGAGGAAAGATTATATTGGGGTGGAACAGACAATAACCCACAAACAATCTGGGCAAGCAAGTCAGGTGATTTTTTAAATATGAATCAAGGTACTGGCTTGGATGATGAATCAGTAGAGTTTACATTAGCTACAGATGACGTGAATGTTATACGCTGGATGAAAGCATCTGATGTGTTATTGATTGGTACTGTAGGTGGTGAATTTAAGCTCCATGGGAATGGCGCACCCGTTACTCCGTCTAATGTAAGGGTTGTTCAAGAAACAAAGTACGGCTCTAGTACAGTAATACCAGTGACTTCTGGTAGGGCTGTTTTATTCAACCAAAGAGCTACTAAAAAAATACGTCAAATGATTTTTGATTTGAACGTAGAAGGATTTGTAGCACCTGATTTAACTATACTGGCAGAAGATATTACTGGGGATGGTATTGCTGATATGGCTTATCAGCAAGAACCAGATTCAATTATATGGGCTGTTCGTTCTGATGGGCTTCTTATTGGACTAACTTACCAAAGAGATCAACAAGTAGTGGCTTGGCATCAACATCCCGTTGGTGGTACAGGCACGGAAGTTGAAAGTGTTGCTGTAATCCCTTCTGCGGATGGGTTATCTGATGAATTATGGATGAGCGTTAAGAGAACGATTAATGGCGGTACAGTAAGATACATTGAATACCTAGATCCAGAGATATTTGTAGATTCTGGGTTGACTTACTCAGGTTCTCCGATTAGTGCTTTTTCTGGGTTAGCTCATTTAGAAGGTCAAACAGTATCTATAGTTGGAGACAATGCAGTCTACCCAAGTGTAGTAGTCTCTGGTGGTTCTGTAACTATATCTGAGACTGTTTCTACAGCATACATTGGTCTTCCTTACACAACTGAGATTGTAACACTTCCTCCAGAAGTACCCCAGAAAGATGGTGCGTCTTTTGGTAAGAAGAAATCTTGGAGTAGAATCATATTAAACTTATATCAAACCTCTGGTATTTCCGTAAATGACAAGCAGTTGATTCTTCGCTCTGGTGGAGATCCTATGGATTCAGCCCCTCCTACGTTTACAGGACAGCATGATGTCACAAATTTAGGATGGAAAGAATCAGATTCTTCTTTAACCATTAAACAGGAGCAACCGCTTGGTATGACGTTAATATCATTAACAGGCGAACTTAATGTATCAGACTGAACCACCATTAAAACAATGTGGTAGAATACAGATCATTCCTTACGAACATGACCATTTTAAGGAATTGGTTGTTAGACCACATGATGACACAGTAAAAGCAGCCGTTAAATTATCAGATACACAATGGGCTGATGCAATAGGAAGAGAAGCAATAGAAGCTTACACATGCTATTTAGATGGAAAGATTTTATTAATAGGTGGTATCAACATACTATGGGAGGGAGTTGGAGAAGTTTGGGTTATAGGTTCTCCACAGATTCCATCTCTAAGATTTTCGTACATTAAGATATGTAAGTTCTACTTGAAGTACGTTCGTGAAAAGTATAAGTTAAAACGGGTACAAGCCCAAGTTGTAAAGGATTATGAGATGTTACATAGATTTGTAAAATATCTAGGATTTAAATACGAAGGCACTTTGCACAACTATTGTGGTGGAACAATGGATAATTGTATGTACGCTATCTGGGAGGAGAAGTAATGGAACCAGTTACCATGGCAATTGTGGCAGGAGCCTCAGTAGCAAAAGGAGCAAGTGGTTACAAAGCAGGGCAAAATTCCGCTAAGTCTGCAATGGCTACGGCACAGTACAACGCACAGATATCAAAGATCAACGCTCAGATGGAACAGGATCGTGGTCGTATTGTTAGGGCGATTGATGAACGTAATGCCGACATAGTAGGAGAGCAGTCTGTTTACAATGCTTACTTAATAGACAGGCAAGCAACCCAAATAGAAGACCAGAATGAATTTGATTTCTTTATGGCTGAGAGGCAGTACGACATATTCACCTCTGAGAAAAGAGCTAAGTGGGGTAACTCTGGGGTTACGATGTCAGGTAGTCCTGCTGTAGTAGCAATGGCTGATGCTAATGCTGCTGCTTTAAATTTAGCTAACATAGAACAAAGAGGATATCAAGCAGTATCTAGGACGGAACAAGCAGCAGAAATGACCCGATACAAAGGTAAGGTAGACTACAACAATATGATGCAACAAGCTTTTATGGGGCAGTATAACTCAGATATTCAAAGAGCTAGTATTATTAATCAAGGGAACATGAACTACTACGCAGGGGCTTCTAAAGCCTATCAAGCACAACAAGCAGCTAATGCAGCACTAATAGGTGGTATAGCAGACGGTGTTAGTGGTCTTGCTTCTGGTGGTGCATTTGCAGGTGGTGGTGGTTCTGGCGCTGGTGTAGGCATGAGTAGTCCTTCTCCAAAACTTGGCATGAGCAACCCAATATCGTACTAAACTATGGCTAAATTAGGAAGACGTTTAGAAGTAGACCAAAGAAAATCTGTTCAAGAACCTGTATTGCTACCAACCACTAGTCGGATTGGTAACAATGTTGGAGCTTTGAAAGTAGATTATATGCCTTATGAAATAGGGCAGGAGAATGCTAAAGCAGAGATGGCTGTCACTAATGAGCTAACGAACATGGCTTTTACAGTGGCTGAAGCTGTTAAGGTCACCCAAAACATCAATAAACAATATAAGGTCAATTTATTAGAAAGAGATTTGCAGGAAAATGATGCCATATTTGCTAGTGAAATGTCAGAAACACGTACCTATGAACAAAAGAATGACGTAGTAGAGAGATATCGTGCCAGTATTACTGCCTTTGGTTCCCAATATAATAAGATATACCCTTCTGCAACGCCAAAAGAACAAAGAGTTGGATTGGATATGCTTTCACGTTCACTAACGAAAGCTAGTACTTATGAAGTACAAGCAAATATTGCTCAGTTTACTGAAACTGATGCTGATTTACAGTTGAGGTATAAACTAAATTTAGATGAGTTTGGAAGAAAAGCAGCAATAGATCCCACCAAACAGCTAAATATAGGTATACAGCTATTAGAAGACAGGTATAAGATTGGAGCTTTGAATAAAGACCAGTTTCATGCTGCCACAGATATGTTTATTACCGAAGCTTACATGGCACGGGCTAAACTAATGGGTCGACAATTTGGTGATGATATCTCAGAAGGTAAGTTTGAATACACGGATGAGAAAACAGGTCTACCTTACAGAGATTTAGATGAGGATCAAATCTTATTTCATATTCAAGCTAGGGTTGGAATGCTAGGTAATAACATAGATGAATCTAAGGTAGAGCAAATCGTAGAAGAATTTAATACAGCACGTACAGCAAAAATGAGAGCAAAAAATACTGAAGACACAGTCAACGAAACGACAGGAAAAAATTTACACAAAAAGGCTCTAAGTATAGAAAGAACAAAATATGACATTCTAATGGAGGATGGGGAACTGACTCCAGAGAGCCACAAAGAACATATGCAGTATTTAGAGGCAAGCGTTCAGTATTCTGAACTGGCTAGAAGGGAAACGGAATACACCCAATGGAAAGGTGCTAATCGTATTCAGTCTGTATTTACAGAGTGGACATCTCAAGATGGTAAGATAGCACAAGCAATAGCATCAGGTACAGCTAGTGGGTCAGACTACGGTATGTATAATACAGCAACAAATTCGTATAACATAGATAGGATTGAAACTTTGTTGAAAGACCAAGGTATTACTCATAAGCCAACTAGAGATGCTATTAAAGCATTCTATAGAAGAACTCATGATGTTTTATCCAAGGGTTACAACGGAGGTAGCAATGCCAAAGATGAGATTAAGGGTATGCTTACTGAGATGATTGGTGGGGAAAATAGTGGTGATGTGTCTGGCAAACCTCCGACTGAGTTCTATTTGAAATGGGGAATCCCTATTGAAGACAGAGGTAAGTTTAACTACAGGGCATACTCAGGCTCAAATAAAAGTCTCCTAGATCACGCTAAACAGGAGTACGATATAATTAGAAAATTTGAGGCAGAAATGCTTGGGGCTATTATGAGGGATATCAATTCCGCAGGCCAATCGCAGCGTTACAACAAAGAGAAGACCGAATCTATCAAACATCATAGTCAATATACAAACGCAGATGGGGAGAAGGTTGAGACTCCATTTTATTCAGAGATAATTAAGCATGAGAAAGGTGGAAATTCAGTAATCGATTGGGAACAGAGAACGAATACATCCGAATTTAGCAGGCAGTTCAGAGCCTACATCCAAGATATTAAGACTGTTGTTAGGCAGCGACTCTATTCTGGGCCAGAGTGGGAGCGATTTAATGCTAGGGAAAAAGAGTACGTAAAGGAACAAGAGAATGTAGACAAGGTAAATAACAATAAAAATGTCATGGGGAAACGGAATGATTGAGCAAGAGACAACAGAAGACACAGGTGACGTTGTCGCAAAGTCTTTAGGAGTAGACCCTCAAGCTCCTGTCAAAGATGTCATCAATGAGCAAGTACAGTTCCCTTGGTTAAAGGAAACTCAAGGCAGCTATGCTCACCCAGACATAGACGCTGCACTACAAGAAGAGGCAGATGCTCAAGCAGGTCAAGAGTCATTTGATAAATATACACCAGAACAGTTAGAAGCATTAGAGGCTAAATCTGGGACAGCTACAGATGTCATGGACGATGATATAGAGCGTACAGTCCCTAAATGGATGTCTGACACTATGAAGGAATATGGCATACTTACTGGTAAAGTGATGTCACCCTATGATGATAAAGACGACAACGTATACCATACCATTCAAACTGGTGATACGTTATCTGAGATAGCTGAATCGCAAGGAGTTGATATGGAATCTCTCATGGAGTTAAACCCTCAGATTAAAAACGCAGATCAAATATTTGCTGGAGATTCTATAAGAATGAAAAAACCTATTGTAGAGCCTTTTGGCTTTACTTGGGAAAAACAACCAGAACAACCAGTACCTAAAATGAAAACCCCACCAAATCAAAAAGGTGCAACGGTTAAAACATGGAATCCAAAAACTGAGACATTTGAGGCCAGTAAAGAAGGGAACGATGTAGTTGATGCAATCATGGCGTTACCTAAAGAAGACATAATTAATGTTTTATCTTTCATGCCTATCCCCCAAATAGCAGGGGCAGCAGTCCCTATAAAGGCAATACAAGCTTGGTTAAAACTTGAAAGCAAGAGCAGTAAGGTAGGTAAGTCTGGCGTTCAAGAAGGACTTAGTCTTGGGTTTAAAGAAAAGGGTTTAGTGGGTGAGGTTGCTGATTTTGTTCAGCAGATATTTATGCAAAAAGGAATGGAAAAAGTTCTTAAACATGGGTTCAAGAATCAGCAAAACATAGGCAGAGCAGGTAAGGTAGTACAAATTAAAGGCCCAATTACAAAACAAGAACTAGGTATCTTAGTCAAAGCAAAGGCTAAGAGTGAAGCTAAGTTGGCAACTCATGTAGGTAGTGATTTAGTGGAGAAAGAAGGTAGAATAAGACCTGTCTATATGCAGTTTCGTGGTAAAAAAGTAGAGGTTGATGACTTGGCAGAAATTGAAAATGATATAAGACGACAAATGTTTGGTGAGATTAAAGTAGGTGATGTTGTGCCTTATTCGCTTGGGAATATGAGAGACAGATTATAATCATACAAGGAACAATCAATGGTAGAACCAACACGCATAGAAGATGAGCCAAAAGCTGAAGTAGAGCAGAACGACTTGGCACGGGGTGATTTTATAGAACCGTACTTTAACGAAAAAAACGCCAAGGCACGTGAGGTAAAAATTAGGAATGCTGAGATTGACGCAGAAGAAGCATCTGAGGAACCTATGGCTCCATATGCAGAGGAGTTGTCAAATACCGATGAAGTTCAAGAAATACATAATATGCGGTTGGAACAATATGCACGTGAAGTTAACCCACCGCCACCACCAATAATCCCTGCCAAGATTGAAGAAGAAGAAGAAATGCCTTTCATTTGGGAGGCAGCAGACGTTGTAGGAGATGCGTTTATTGGAGCTATAGCAGGGGGAATGTACTCTGTGGATGATACGGCTGCGTTTTTTATGAATACTGCCAACATGTTTAGTACAGACCCAGAGGATGACATTAGGGTATTTAGTTTTCTAGGTGATTGGTTGATGCAAGATGCAGGCCCAGCAAAAGAATTTGGTCGTGAGCTTGGTCATTTCATGGTTCCATTTTTAGGATGGTTCAAGTTGGCAAGAATGGCTACAGGTGCTGCAACCACAATGAAAGTCTTTGACAAAGCACCTAGATTTATAGCAGGAACTAAAGGTGTTAAAAATTTACCCAAAGTCAATAAGAGTAACATTAAAAAACAAAAGATGCAGGATTGGCTTCAAAAGGATTTAACTTCTGGTCAATTGGCTTACCTACTAACGGGTGGTACTGGCTATATGGCTGATGATATAGGTGGTGGTTTAGTTGCACTTAAAGCCATTGATGCTCAACTAGGTGGTACGGTGGGGGAGTTTTTAAAATCTACAGAATTTGGGGATAAAACTAATGCAAGGAAGAGGCTAGAGAATGCTCTTGGTGAGCATATAGTTATGACAGGCATCGACAAATATATATTACCTATCGTTAAACAACTGGGGTTATCAGTACACAATTGGACAGCAAAACCACTTGCAGCAAAAATAGTTCAAGCTTTTGGGATGGAGAAACACATACTTGCTCAAAAGCAACGCCTAAAAATGAATGCACAGGGTAAGGGTAGTACGATTCTTTCTGAAGATGAGAAGACAGGACTCCTTAAGATAAGCTCAAGAGAAGATGGTAGCATTGAATTTATCACTCAAGAACGTGTAGGTCATGGATTTAAACAAATTATTAGAAGCAAAGAAGAAATGTCAGAGTTTGCTCTTAGACTTGTACCAGAAGGTACAACTGTAAAAGAAGGTGTCATAGCCATTGAGCATGAGGGTAAACTATATTCTGCAAAGGTTGGAGAAAAGGTTGCAGGGCGTACAATTTATAGTCATCTAGATTTAATAGAGGTTCATGGAGCAGGGGCTACTGAGATAAAAGCAGGAACAAAAACTGGGTTCATTGATGCAGACGGTAAGTTTGTAGATTCTCCTGCTAGTGTACCACGTCAGAGGTATGACACTCTTCCAGAGTTGCATGGTGATGAATTTGTAACTGGTGGGACTGCTTCTAGATTAGGAAAATTAAAATCCATGTGGGATGACGGTAGCCTCAAAGAACGCATGGACACCGCACCAACTCTAATGGAAAAGGTATCCGTTGCCAACGATATTATTGAGGTCTTAGAAAGCACCGCTAAATCTACAGGGAAGAAAGAGAAAGGTAAAAGTCTCAAAGCAATGCGTCAGGAAGCAGACAAAATACTAGATGATATGTGGGGGGATGATTTAAGCAGGCTTATGAACCGTATAAAAGGATCTCCTGTTAGTGACCCTATAGCCATAGCTTATAGTGTAGCAGCTAGATCGGCACACGATGACCTTATTTTAGCCTTACAGCGCATGGGTTCATTACCAGCAAATTCAGTAGGTTCTCAAGAAGGTTCTGCTGCTGCTTCTAATATGTTCCGCACCTTATACAACTATGCAGGATTGCGTGAGCAACTAAAAGACGTTAAGAAGGTTTGGGGGCGTACTGGTGCTGCGCTTAGATTTTCTCAAGATAAGTTTGATGAGATACTAGAATCTCCTTCATTCGCTAAAATCATGCAAGAATCTGAACATGCAACGCCAGACGATACTATACGACTAGCCATAGCACTTAGCACAGCTTTAAAGGAGCGTGGTGGTGCAGGACTAGCAAGAGCGGTTGACTCTTTTGGGAAGACAGGGTTTTCTGAGGGGTTCGCTGAAGGATGGATTGGCTTGGGATTACTTAGTAACCCTGCATTGCAGATGTTAAATCTTACTACAGGAATATTAAATATTGGATCAAACATAGCAAGCCGTCAAATTTCTGGCATAGCCAGCACAGTCACAGGACATGGTGATATACGAATGGAAGAAGCAATGGTAGGAGTGTATGGAGCATTAACTTCTATTGTAACAGCTATACGCTTGGGTACTGTAGCTGCTGTAACAGGTAAATCTTCTAAGGCTTTTACTGGTGCTAAGATGGAAAACTACACAGGATTAAGAAACCTAACGGCTGAGAAAGCTGGAATAGAAAACTTTTCTATCGGGTTAGCTGTTGATTTTGTGGGGAAAGCTGCCAGATTAACAAACCGTTTACTACTGGGTGGGGATGAATTTGTTAAGGTTGTGTCCTATGAAACAGAGAGGTCTATGTTGGCTTATCGTGGCGCAATGAAACAGATGAAGGGTCAGAAGTTTGACTTTAAGAAATTCACTAAAATTACACAAGATATCTACGATAACCCTACTAAACACCTAGCTAACGAAGGTGGTCAGACAATACATGAGCGTAGTTTAGAACAAGGATTACTGAATGTTTTACAACAAGAACTTGGTAGGGCAGGTAAATTTGTGCAAGGGCTACAAAACAACGTGCCTTATCTATCTCCCATAATTAAACTGCAAGTTCCGTTTGTCAAGGTATTGTCAAATCTTCCTAAAATGGCTGTTAGATATTCTCCTATGAGCCTTGGTAATATAGTGGGGAAAAACTCTCTCTATAAGGCAGCCCCTTCTGTTAGAATGGAGGAGATAGGTCGGTTAGCATACGGTTCTATGATGATGTATTTGGGAGCGCAGTTATACAACAATGGAATGCTGACAGACTCTGGAGAATCTGAATGGTCGCAAAGGCGTATACAAACAGAAGGAGATGTTGCACCTCCTATGTCTCTTCGTCATGTTGACGACCACGGTGGTAAATACTGGGTAGATTTATCTAGGTTGCAACCTTATATTAACATACTAACATCGGGTGCTGATGTATCTAAAATGATTGATACTTGGGATGAAAGGACTGTTGGTGAGCATATATGGAAAACTGTATGGTCTATGAAGCAGATGCTTTCTAATACATCTTGGATGCCCAACATGCACAAATTGTTAGACTTAGCTGCAAGTGACAAAGTTGAACCATGGGAATTTCAAAATTCAGCTAATAGTTTAATAGCAAGTATAACAACGCCTGCTTTTGTTAGATCAGTAGCCAAGGCATATGAACCAATGAAGCCAGAATACAAGACATATAAAATTAATCCTGAGAATAAGTTCACGGGAGTCCCGTCAGATTATTCTGGGATTGCTGCTAGAATGTTGGGTATAACTACAGGAAAAGGTTCGATTATGCCACCAAGCCGTAACTACAACGGAGATATAGTCAACTACCATGAAACAGAGGAAGCTGCTAAAAAAGGGGTAACACCATTCGGTCTACCACATTGGTTAACTGGTGGCGCTATGTCTTTTATGGCTGTTAGGGAAGATAAATCATCTAAGGTCGATGTTGAAATAGAAAGAATCCGTTTGCCACTTAGTAAACCTAATGATATAGTCAGGGAGCCTACAACTGGTATACCTGTGCGTATGAGACACTACGAATATGACTACTATACAGAACTTATTGGTAAGCTCAAAAGAAATGGTCGGACTCAACAACAGGCTTGGAAAAATGAAATAGACAAAAAAAGCTACAAAAAAGCCCCAATGCGTAGCTATGACAAGACTAACCCATCACAACAAGATAAATTATTAGAGATACATAGAGAATTTAAAACAGACGCTAGGGAAAGAACGATAGCAAAATTTCGCATATTTGATAGAGCGCCAAATATTTTAAACGAACCACCAGTTCAATTCGCAAAAGATAGATCTCAAGCAGGAGTAAGTTAACAATGACTATATCAACATTAACATCTAAGGTAAGTTACACAGGAAACGGATCAACAACCATATTTGCTTATACTTATAAGATATTTGCAGACTCAGAACTTAAAGTATATGACAACGGAGTACTAAAGACATTAACTACCCACTATACAGTAAGTGGTGCAGGTGGAGCATCAGGAGGAAATGTAACTTTTACATCAGGGAATGTACCTGCTAATTTATCTCCAGTTGTTATTGCAAGAAATATCTCTAAGACACAAGCTACTGACTATGTAGAGAACGACAGTTTCCCTGCGGAAACTCATGAATCCGCATTGGACAAATTAACCATGCTTGTACAGGATGTGGATAACTCTGTAACGGCTGATATATTTAGGTTTGGTGAATCAGTAGGTGATGCAGGCGTAGTTACTATCACCAAAACAGTTGCTGAAAGAGGAAACAAATTACTAGCTTTTGATGCTGCTGGTGACCTACAAGCAACACAAGAGATAGGTACACTTAAAGGTAACTGGGCTGCAACTACAGCCTATGTGGTTAGAGATCTAATCAAAGATACATCAATTTCAAGCAACACAGATGTCGCTAAATGGACTTTAATTGTTGATGCTGCCTCTGCTACTACTTCGGCATCTTCGGCATCTACATCGGCTTCTAGCGCATCGACATCGGCATCAACGGCAACGACACAGGCTGGAATTTCTACCGCTCAAGCGGTTATTTCAACCACTAAAGCATCGGAAGCATCTACTTCAGCTAGTAATGCTGCTACCAGTTACGATAATTTCGATGATCGGTATTTAGGGCAAAAGTCAAGTGACCCTTCAGTTGATAATGATGGGTCTAGTTTACTTACAGGAGCTTTGTATTTCAATACGTCTAATAACGTAATGATGGTTTACACAGGTTCTGCTTGGGTAAGAACTACACCTACTTCTGGTTCGCAGACAAACATAGATTTATTATCTGCTGCTGCTGTAATAACAGATATGTCAATACTAGGTACTGCGGATGTGGTCACAGATATGAACGTACTTGGTACGGCTGATGTGGTTAGTGATATGAATACCCTTGGCACGGCAGATGTTGTAACAGATATGAATGTCCTTGCTACAGGGGCTAATGTTACTGCTATGGGAGTGTTAGGAACGGCAGACAATGTAACAGCTATGGGGTTACTTGGTAACGCTGCTACTGTTACTGATCTTGGAATTTTAGGAACTGCGGATGTAGTATCAGATTTAAATGTATTAGCACAAGCTGATGTTGTTACAGACCTAAATACTCTAGGCACGGCAGACATAGTAACCGATATGAATACGCTTGGAACGGCAGCAAATGTTACAGCAATGTCTGTATGTGCGGATAATCTTACAGGAATAAATAATTTTGCAGCTAGATATAGAGTTGAAAGTTCAGACCCAGCATCAAGTCTAGATGAAGGTGATCTTGCATATAATTCTACAGCCAACGTATTAAAATATTATAACGGAAGTGCTTGGGTAACGATTGTAGCTGGTAGTCTTACTGATATAGTACAGGACGGTACACCACAATTAGGTGGATTTTTAGATGCAAACGGGAATTACATCCAGATGCAAAAGGGTGGTGATATAGCTTCTGCTTCACCTACAGTTGTAGATACTGATGGTGATTACTTTATCTGTACTGGAACTACTAGTTTTTCTGCTATGACCGTAGCAGCCGATAGACATTTCTTTTTAGAGTTTGCAGCGGTTTTAACAATGACTCATGGGGCAGGAACTATTGATCTTCCAAGTGGGACTAACATAACTACTGCTGCTGGTGATGTAGGTGAGTTTGTTTCAACGGCATCCAATGTAGTTACTTGTGTTAATTATTCTAGAGCTTCTGGTTTTATTAGTGCTGATATAGCAGATTTAGATGCAGCCAAACTTACTGGCACAGTAGCTACAGCTAGATTAGGAACTGGAACAGCCGACAGTACAAAATTCTTAAGAGGAGATAATACTTGGCAAGTAGTTGCAGTTCCAAAATTAGATTTACCAACAATAACTGGAACTTTGTCAGTACTTTCTGGTGGATCAGTAACTCATACAATTACTAACTGGTCTGATGATATAGCTTATACTATTACACCAACTAACTGTACTGTAGGTTCAGTGAACGCTTCGGGTGAATTTGTTATCACTCAAACAAGTGGATTACCTTCTTACACCATTGTAGCTACTACAGCTTCATTGGGTCTAGATAATTCAGATACATTAACTAAGAATATATCATTACAACTAACCGCACCTACTCTAAGTAGTCCTGCTGATTCCTATGAAGTTGTAAATGTTACATACACAATTACTTCCACTACTGGTGACGATGACAAGCTTATACTAAATATAGGTTCATCTAATTTTACTTATCAAAGTGTATCGCATGGTTCTGGAAGTAAAGTAGGAAACACAGTTGAAGTAACAGGATTTACTACCAACAATCCTGCCGTAGTTATCCAGTATACAGCAGAAGCAACTTACTCTGTAACTGCTACGTCTGTTAAGATTGATGGTTCTTTTGTAACTTCGGCTGCTAGTAGCGCAGATAGCATTACTATTCTTAATCCAACATTATCAGCACCTGCTATAAGCAGTCCTGCTGACGTTGGTACTTCTACAAATGCTGCATACACAATTACTTCAAATGACTCTAACGATAATAAACTTATATTAGATATAGGTTCTAGTAACTTTAATTTTGGTAGTGTCAGCGTTGGTTCAGCATCTAAGGTAGGTAATACCGTTGAATGTACTGGATTCACTACTAATAATCCTGTGGTAACTATTCAATTTACAGCAGAAGCTACTTACTCTGTAACTGCTAAAGCTATAGATACAGCAGGGTATTATCACGATTCAGTTAATAGTAGTGCAGACAGTATTACTATTCTAAATTTTACTGCAATGGTAGGTACTGGTGGAACTATAACCACTGTTGGTAATTACAAGGTTCATACATTTCTCTCTAGCGGAACTTTTGAAGTTACCACTGTTGGTTCGCTATACACAACTTTAGATTATCTAGTAGTAGGTGGTGGTGGGCCATCTGGTCTTGGCGGTACTAGTGCTGCAGGAGGTGGAGGAGCGGGCGGTTACAGGTCTTCTTGGAATAGTGAAACATCTGGCGGTGGAGCATCTTCAGAAACTGGACTAACAGCCTCAGCGACAACCTATACTGTTACAGTAGGTGCAGGAGGAACAACACAAAAGGTTAATGGTGCAAACAGTGTTTTTGGTTCAATTACTTCTTTAGGTGGGGGAGCAGGGTCAGCATTAGGTGCTGGTGGCAATGCTACTGGTAATGTTGGTGGATCAGGAGGAGGGGCTGAAGCAAAATATCCATCAGGATTTCATACAGGAGCGGCTGGAACGGCAGGACAAGGTTATAAGGGGGGTAACGGTGACACTAACCCTAATGGTTATCAATACAATACAGGAGGAGGCGGTGGAGCAGGAGCAGTAGGTACTAATGGTGTCAATGGTGGAAATCAAGCCACTGGAGGGGCTGGACAATACTCTACAATATCAGGCTCTAGTACTGCTTATGCGGGTGGTGGTGGTGGTTGGAACTACCCTGCTGCTGTCGCTTCTGCTGGTGGAGTTGGTGGAGGTGGAATTGGTGGCTATATTAATTCATACCACGGTACTGCTGGGGCTGTTAACACTGGTGGAGGTGGAGGGGGTGGTAATAATGGCAACGGTGGTTCGGGCATAGTAATCATTAGATATCGATTCCAACAATAGGGGAAAACAATGAGTCATTTCGCAGAAATAGATAACGACAATATAGTTCAAAGAGTAATAGTATCAGAACAAGATTTTATAAATTCTGGTGTAGTAGGAGATTCATTTAATTGGGTTCAAACTTCATACAACGGTAATTTTAGGAAGAACTTTGCTGGAAAAGGTTCTACATATGATAAAACAAGAGATGCTTTTATAGCACCTAAACCACATTCTTCTTGGTTATTAGATGATGATACCTGCCAATGGGAAGCTCCAACTGCTTACCCTGATCCTGATGATGGCAAAATATATTTTTGGGACGAAGAGAATACTGAATGGAAAACGCATGGATAAAAACATAGAGCATTATGTTTTTCACAAAAAGAGTTTTTTAAATAACAAAGAGTGTAAAGATTATATAAAAGAATTGAATGCGGATACTTGGAAAAAACACGATTGGCATAATTCTCATAGTGGTTCACTTTGTAAGCCTTCGGGAGATAATGAGCCAGAAAATATTGAGCCAAGACTAGAACCGTACTTAGTTAAATGTGATTTTTCTGACAAAATTGCAGCAATAAATCAAACCATAATAGACAAGCTACAGTCAGCTATACTAGAGTATATACAGTCTTTAAAATTTAATTGGTACGAAGGATGGAATGGATACTCTGGTTTAAAATTTATGCGGTATAGTCCCAATCAAACAATGAAAAATCATTGTGACCATATCCATAGTTTGTTTGACGGTGAAAGAAAAGGTGTTCCAGTACTTTCGATTATAGGTGTATTAAACGATGACTACGAAGGGGGCGAATTGATTATGTTTGAGGATAAAAAAATAGATACAAAAGCTGGTGATCTTTTGATATTCCCTTCAAATTTTTTATACCCACATCAAATTACTCCTGTTACAAAAGGGGCTAGATATTCATACGTATCTTGGGTGTGGTAATGAAACTATTATTTTATATCGTAATCATGCTTGGAACATTATACAGTTTATATGTATGGCTACCTCAAGCGTCACCTAACAATTGGTACTAACATGGACAATGAATTAATCAATCTCAAAGAACATATTACAGATAAGTTTAAATCCCATGAAGACTTAGAAGCTGTTCGACACCAGAGGATCAATGAGCTACTAGACCATTACAATAAAGAGATAGAAGACAACGAAGGAACTATTCGCAGAATACACTCAAGGGTAGATAGAATAGAGACTAAAATTAAAACTGTCCAAGGCATAGGTACTGCTGTCGCTACTGCGCTAGGAG